GGTAAAAATGTATGCTAGACTGAATTGGAAATGACCAATTGATGAAAATGAGGGAAACCTCCAGAGTATAGGATAAAAAACCTATAGTTAATAACATTCGCAAGGGAAAACTTGGCTTACAGCCCTCTTTTGCTGTGTCAGAGCAATTTTATATCCAGAAACCATGATTGTAATTAGTAGTGGTACAATTAAACAAGCTAACGAAGTCCTATTAAAAATAGAAAATATTTTTATGAAACAATCTTCTATTTTACGACAAGAAATATTAGTTTGTAAAATAGGATTAAATGATGCCATAGTAGTTTTTAGAAATAATTCTATAATTACAACGAGAGTTTCAAATGACAATGCTCGTTCTGCCAGAGCAAATATATTAATTGTTGATGAAGCTAGGTTAGTAGATAAAAATACTTTAAATACAGTATTAAGAAAATTCTTAACTTCCCCAAGACACCCTAAATATTTAGATAAACCTGAATATGCACATCTTCAAGAAAGAAACAAAGAAATATATATGTCTTCTGCTTATTTTAAAAGTTCAGAATTATATGAAAAAGCAAAAACATATACTGTAAACTTTTTTGATGATACTAAAAAATATTTTATATGTGGAATACCTTATCAGGTTTCTATAAAAGAAGGTTTATTAATGCGTTCACAAGTTGAAGATGAACGTTCAGAAGCTGATTATAATGAAATTTTAGACCAAATGGAAATGGAATGTTTATGGTTCGGTGATACTGATGGCGGTTTATTTAAGTTTAATGATTTAAATCAAATTAGAAGATTGAAAAAGAGTTTATATCCTTTAAAATTTTACAATGAAAGTATTCCTGTACCTAAAGTTTCTTTCCAAAATAAACGAATATTATCAGTAGATATAGCTTTAATGGCATCTACTAAAAGTAAAAAAAATGATGCTACAGCTATTTATATAAATGATGCTTTACGTGCTACAGATGTAACATATCAAGCTAATTTTGTTTTTGGTGAAACGTTTGAGGGTAAAACTACAGATGAAATTGGTTTAATAGTAATGAGATATTTCTATGAATATCATTGTACAGATTTAGTACTCGACACCAACGGTAAAATATTGCCGCTTTTATCAGTGATGATAAAATGAAAAGAACGGAATTAAGCGAAGAGACTGAAATGTTAATTCGAATCGAAGGCTATTTTTAAAAGAATAGTCAGGGGCAACGCATAGATGTTGAAACTAAGTAATTAGAATATAATACATCCACGAGTCCGTTCTATCTATATTTATTATATAGATAAAAAAGTATGCTAAACTAACGAGAATGTGTAATCGTTAGAATTATAGGATAAAAAGCCTATAAGTTAATAAATTGAATGGTCTAGGTGTGTACGATTTTATTATTAAAGACCAATATGACCCAGAAACAGGAAAAGTATATAAAGCTTTAACAGCTAAAAATAATCAAGATATGGCTGAAAGATGTAAAGTTAAAGACGCTAATAAAGTAGTATGGACAGTAAAAGCCACAACAGCTTTTAATAATGAAATAGCTATTTTACTGCGTAATGGTATTAAAAATGGTAGAATTAATTTCTTGGTTCAAGAAATAGGAATTGATGATATAATTGCTAAAGATTATAAACCTTATAAAAGATTACTTCCTAAACAGCAAGATGAAATGAAAATATCTTATGCTGAAACTACAATGGCTGTTTATGAATTAATAAAATTAAAACATTTTGTTAAAAATGGTCAGATTACTGTAGTAGAACCTAGTGGATTTAGAAAGGATAGATATTCTTCTATAGCTTATAATTTTTGGTGTATGCGTCAATTAGAATTAGAATTAAAGCCTAAGAATAATAATGTAGATTCTTTATTGAATAGATTAACTATTCGTAGAGGTACATATGGTGAAAAAGTAATTTAAAAGGAGGTGCTGTTTTGGCACGACAAATGAAAAGAACAAAAGGTGCTTCAGTAAATAACACAGCATCTTCTGAAGTCAATAATAAAAGAATGACAGCATCTGAAGCTAGAGAATTTTTTAATCAACATTCAGATGATTTAATGAAAATTAATTTTGAAAAAGCTGAACAAGGATTAAAATTACTGACAGATTTACAAAAAACCACTACTAAAACGACCAATGCTTTTACGAAAGAAAACGTCATTAGTTTTTTAAAAAATATTGGAAGTAATGAAAGTAGATTAAGAAATTTGTCATGGTATCTTTTATATCGTTCTCAGCTTTATAGAAGATTAATTATTTATAATGCGTCTATGTTTAATTTAGATGCAAGGTCTGTAATTCCTAATTATTCTTTAATAGAAGAAAATAATTCTGAAGATATATTAAAATCTTATTATGAAACTTTAGTAACTTTAGAAAATATGGAATTACGAAGAGAAATGTTAAAAGTTTATTTAACCTGTTTTATTCAAGATGTATTTTATGGAGTGCATTTTTATGATGATACAGGTTTTTTTATCATGCCTTTACCTGCTGATTATTGCCAGATTAAAGGTAGATATATGCGAGGAACTTATTGTTTTGCTATGCGAATGGACTATTTTACAGGAACTAATCAATATATGCTTGAACTATTAGGAGAGCCTTTTGAATCTATGTATAGGGAATATCAAAAGGACACTATGAATGGTAGATGGCAAATAGTTCCTGAAGAATATTCTTGTTGTTTAAAATATAGTGCGGAAGATTGGCAACTTCATATCTTACCTTTTATGGGGTTATTACCTGATTTAATTCAATTAGAAGATGTAAAAGATATTCAAGCTGTAGCAGATGCACAAGCTATATATAAATTAATTTGGTTAGAATTAGAAACTATTAGTAATTCTAAAAGTATTGACGATTGGAAAGTAGACCCTGAATTAGTAATTAAATATTTTAATAGAATGTTAAATGAAGCTTTACCTGATTATACTTCTGCCGCTATAGTGCCGGGAAAATTACAGACTATTAATTTTGATGATAATGATACTAATGATGTAAACAGGGTATCTAATGCTACAAAAAATATTCTTAATTCTGGTGGTGGAGGTCAAGTCCTTAATTCTACAGAATTAACTGGTACAACAGAAATTCTTACAGCTTTAAAAGTAGATACAGAATTTGCTATTGCATCACTTTTACCCCAAACACAAGCGTATATAAATACTTTTATGAATTATCATGTTTCTAATCCTTCTAAAGTTAAATTCTTTCATGTATCTATTTATACCCAAGATGATTTGAAAGAATCTTTGTTACAAGCGGCACAGTATTCATTACCTACAAAATTAGCATATAATACTTTAAATGGTTTTAGTGAATTAGATACTTTAGCTTTGAATTATCTTGAAAATGATGTATTAGGTTTACAAGATAAATTTATATACCCTTTAAATTCTAGTTTTACTTCAAACTCTGATAATGTAAGTAATGGTAACACAGACCCTGTGACAGGTGGTAGACCATTATCTGGTAATACTGATTTAACGGATGATGGTGAAGCTAGTAGAACAAAAAGAGAAACATCGAAAGGATAAATAAATGGATAAAAAAACTACTTTTATTAAAACTACAGATGAAGAAACTAAAGAGAAATTAATTAAAGAAGGATTTACATTAGTTTCTAGTGATTCAAGTGGTTGGACTTTTTTAAATGACGCTAAAATTGTTTTTGAAGATAAACAAATTAGAGTTATACATACAAATACTTTAAATCTCTAAGGGCTGATGGCTCTTATTTTTTATATATAATTTTAAAGGAAAGGAGGTATTAGCACTTTGAAGAGATGGTTAACATTAGATAATTTATATAATTTTTATGTAAAACAGAATAAGTCTGTTAAATTTAATGCTCAAGAAGCAGGTGGGTGTTTAGTTGTTCAAATTCCTGCTAAAATTGAAATGTTCGAAAAAGACGAGCGGTCTAGTCTCGTTCCCGTACATTTAAAAGCTTGTCATACAGGACGAAACCGTAATGGCAGTAACATCAAAGAATCTGTTATGAAATCTAAATTAACGACTTTTCATAATAAACCTATTTTAGCTTTTATTCGTAAAGTAAATGGTGAAGAAGAATTTGGTGGTCATGAAATGCACGAAGAAAATGATGAATTGATTTATGACGAAATTCCTGTAGGGACTATTCCAGAATCTTGTAATTGCCATTTAGAGTATGACGAAGAAAAAGATAAAACTTATGTTCATGTTGATGGATATTTATATGGACAATATAATCATGCTCCACAAATTCTAGAACGTAAAGGCGGAGAATCAAAAACAAGCATAGAATTAAATGTATTTGAATTATCTTATGATGCTAAAGATAAAGTATTAAATTTAGATGATTTTGAATGTGCAGGTATTACCATTCTTGGAGTTGATGATGATGGGAATGAAATTGGTGAAGGTATGGAAGGTGCAAATATTACTTTAGCTGATTTTAGCGCAGAAAATAATAGTTTTATTAATTCTGAATTATTAGAAGAAGTGAGAAAACTTAATGCAACACTTTCTTCTATTAATATAAATTCATCTTTAAAGGAAGGAGGGAAATCTGAAATGAAATTTGAAGAAATTCTTGCAAAATTCGGTAAAACTTTTGATGATATTGATTTTGATTATGAAGATATGTCAGAAGAAGAATTTGAATTAAAACTTAATGAATTGTTTGGCGAAGTTGAAGAAACTCCTTCTGAAGATGAAAAGGATAGTGAAAATTTCGAAGAATCTGAAGAAGAGTTAGAAGAAAAAGAAGAAGCTGTAGATTTTGAAGAAGAAGTTGATGAAATAGATGGAGCAAAAGAAGAGACCGAAGAAAATTTTGAAGCAAAAGATGAAGCGTCTGATAATGTTTATGCCACTAATTATTCTATTAATTATTCTGATGGTTCTGTTAAAACTTTTGCTGTTTCTTTAAATGATACTATTCAAGCACTTTCAACTTTAGTTAATGATACTTATGCTGAATCAGATAACGCATGGTATTCTGTTGTAGTTTATGATTCATATGTTGTTATGGTCGATTATTGGAATGAGAAATATTATAAACAGACTTATAAAAAGAGAAAAGATGTTTATTCTTTAACAGGAGATAGAGTTAGTGTTTATCCTACATTTTGTACGCAAGAAGAATTAGATAGTCTTGATACAATGCGGTCTAATTATTCTCTTATGGAATCTAAACTTCAAGAATATCAAAATGAAGAAAATGAAAAACAAATTAAGGAAGTTTTTAACTCTATAGATTATGCTTCAATTCAAGACAATCCAGAATATCTTACTTATTCTCAGAAAGTTTTAAAGGATTGTTCTAATTATACACTTCAAGAAGTTATTGATGAATGTGATAAGATTCTTAATGCAGTTACCAAAGTTAAAAATAGAGAGATTTTTGCTGAATCTCATAAAGAAGATAACAAAGATAATAAAATTATTATTCCAATGTTCGAATCTAAAATTAAGAGTAATAAGAAATCCAGATATGGAAATCTGTTTAGTAAAAAATAAAAAAAATATATAAATTAATATTACGAAAGGAGATAAATCATGGCTATAAGATATAGTATTGATACACATAATGTAGCCTTTCCTTCTAAAGTTAGAAGCGGTATGTGTGGTCATACCCTGAACTGCTACATTACTGAAGATACCGACAATGGCGAACTTGTTGGTGTTACAAATTGGCATGGTTATGATGAGTATAATGTAACAACTGCTCCTAGTGATTTTGCAGGTGTTATTCGTGGTAAAGCCGCAAATGGACATTGGTATATTGAAGTTACCAATGCAGGTTCTACTCCTACAGTTTTTATTCATCAGCCTGTTATTATTGCTGAAGATTTTACACGTAGTTTCACAAGAGAGAGCAATTTCTTCAATGCCGCTGAAACCGTAGTTAAAGGTTATGTTCTGTCTGTTCTTGACATTATTGAAGAATCAGAAGTAATTTTTACTGGTACTCCCGCAGTAGATAAAACTGTTACTTGGGATTCTAGCGCGAAGAAATTTGTGGTTGGAAACTAATCATCATTAAAGAAAGGAGGATAAAATAATGCCTAGAACTATGAATTTTTCTACTCAACATCTCTCTAATGTTTTCTCTAATGATGGTACAGAAAATACATATGATTATGATGCTGTGCGTAATTTAATGTTTGACCTTGCTAATGGGGAAGACATTTTTGATGAAGATGGTAATAAAGTTTCTAAGAGAGAAGCTAATGATAAATTAAGAAAAGTTGTTTACGCTATTCTTGAACTGCCTGAGAAATGTACTAAGAGAGACCGTAAAAGGGCTTTCAAAAAACATGGCGCAGAATTATTTGAAATAATTGAAGAAGTCGTAGATATGGTTGTTGAAACTGGATTCCATGATAATGAATTTTTCAACGACTATGTAGAATATAGAAATATCGCCGCAGGTGATGATGTAGAGTTCTGGACAGATGAAAAGATTGTTCTGTCTATTGCTCGTGTTAGCGGTGCGCATCACGACTTTATTCTTCAGAGACCTGCTGAAGGTCAGCCTTATACAATTCCGCTTTCCAGATATGGTGCGGCTGTAGGTGCTGATATTGACCGTTATCTTGTTGGTCAAGAAGATTGGGCAACTCTGGTTGGTATGATTGGTAAAGCGTTTACTATTAAAATCCAAAATGAGATTTTCTCTCAGATGATGAATGCTTATCAGCAAATTACTCCTCAACAGCAGTTTGTTGGTACAGGTACTCTTGCGGCTAATACAAAAGATGCTTTCGACCAAATTATTGCTAATGTTCAGATGGCAAATGAAGCTCCTGTAGTTATTATGGGTACTAAACTTGCTCTGAAGAAAATTAATGCTCTTTCTGATGTCGATTGGAGAGCAGAAATTCAAAAAGAAGATGTGGCTCGTATGGGTAGACTTGGTTCTTATGAGGGAACTACTCTGTTTGAACTTCCTCAAAGATTTGAACTTAATGATATTACGAGGACACTGGTTAGAGATGACCTTCTGTTAATTATGCCTGCTGTTGATAATAAGTTCGTTAAGTTTATTGACCAAGGTGAAACTGAAATTGATGAAATCACTCAAAAGGGTGAAGAACATGGCAGAATTGATGATGTCATGAAGCATGAAGTTCAGAGAAGCTTCGGTGTAGCTGTTCAGATTGGACGTTATTTCGGTGCTTGGACTCTTGCATAATTTTAAATTATTGATTAAAAAGGAGAAAATTTTATGGCACGTTCAATGAAAACAAAAACAACTGCTAAAAAAGTTGAGACACAAAATATTCAGGATTTAGAAGAAGAAATGATTGTTCCTGAAAAAGAAAATCAAGAGGAAGTTGAGATTAAAGAGATTCCTAAAAAAAGGACTTTCGGGAAAGAAGATTTAATTCCATGCCATTCTATTATGATTGGAAAAACTTTTGTTACTGGAATTAAATCAGGTAATACTTATGTTTTTGAAACTATGGGTGCGGAAACAGAAATTGAATATCAAGATTTAGTTGCATTAGTTAATACTAATTCTTCTTTTCTTTTTAAACCTTTTATTATTGTAGACGATGATGATTTCATTAATCAAAGTCCTAAATTAAAAAAATATTATGATGGTATGTATTCAATAGATGATTTAGCAGAAATTTTCCGTCTTCCTTATAATAAGATTCCTAGTGAACTTGACAGACTCCCTGAAGGAGCAAAGCAATCTATAAAATCTTTAGCTTCTGAATATATTGCTAAAGGAAAACTTGATAGTGTTAAAGTGATTAAAGCACTTGATGATTATTTCGGCACTCAACTTATGTTACTTACGGGACTATATGATAATTAATTAGGAGGTAAATTATGCTTTCTATTAGTTATGAAGAAATCTTTTCAAGATTCTATACCAAAGTAGAAGCATATGACCTTATGACTTTATACAATGACGTAACAATGCAGAATGTAACCTTATGCAGTTGGTTACATTCTGCTATATCTGCTCCTTACGTCTATAGATTATTTTCTGCTATTATTCTTCCCAAAGAAGATAATATAGTAGAATTAAGTGATAATGATAATGTTATTGAATTTGAATTAAATCGTTCAATTGATGATTATTCAGATAAAAATTTTATCATAGAAATATTATCATATGGAATTGCTCTAGCTTGGATTGAACCTAAAGTTAATTCATTAACAAATATAAGTCAAATGTTTGGGAGTTCTGCTGAAAAATGGTATTCTCAAAGTATGCACTTAAATGAAATTAGAAGTTTAAGAGATGACTTATATAATAAACAACGCTCTTTAATTAGAGACCGTGGTTATAGTTCTAATGATTATCTTGATGGTGCAAGTGCAAGTTCTACTTTGAGAGGAAGTACATAATATGAAAACTATTTATGGTACTTTTTCAGAAGAACAAATGGAGCAATACAAAAAACAACTGCATAATAAAATGTTTTGGATGTTATTATATAAAGACCCTAAAACATCTGATAAATATTCTGATGTAAATTTTGATAAATATTTTATTAATTTAATGAGAGAAATTGATGGTCTAAATAAAATATTAAATTATCCTTGTGAAATTGTAGGTATAATGTCTATGCTTGAAGCCGCTAATACAGAAGCTTCAAAAAAAGATTTTGATTATTCTGCTTATAGAAAACTTGTATTAGATGCACATAACCTTGTTGATAAAATCAATAGGGGGTGATTATTATGGGTATTATTACTTTAGAAGATTATAAGAATGCTTTACTGAATAGAGGTAAAAATTTATCTGAGGTAAGAAAAACACAAGCAGATATGATAATGAATGTAACTTTCACTGGAGATATAGGATATAAAAAAGTATATATTTTAGATAAAGATACAGGTTGGAATTATGTTGATGCCAAATATGGAAAACATGCTTCTTATTCAATTTTAAAAGATGCTGTAGATAGTTATTTAGAATTTCGACCTCATGTGCATTATCCAGTAGGTACTTATGTATTTATTCCTGATGATGATAGTCCTGATATTGGTTTTCATGATTATCAACCTGATGACCCTTTCCAAGACCCTAATTTTAATGTAAATAAATTATGGATGATTGTGGGTAGAGATGATGCAACTCAATTTATTAGATATAATATTATCAGGTGTAATTGGAACTTTAGATGGGTATATAAAGTACACGGTGAAATGAAAATTTTACATGTATGGGGAAGTGTTAGGAATGCTAATAGTTATACGAGTGGTGTTTGGAGAGCCGATTATATGACTCAGCTTGACCAAGTTACTAATGGTTGGATGCCTGATACTTACCAATTATACGGAGATAAATTATATGATTATAATTTATGTGATTCCAGATATATCCAACATGACGAGCGTTTTATGATTACAAATAATATTATAAATCCTAAAGTCTATCAAGTCACTAAAGTACAAGATTTAGTGCCTTTAGGTATGATAAAAATGACATTCAAACAAACAGAAGTTGATAAAACTGTTGACAATATAGATTTACTTTTGTGCAACTATTATAATCGTATGGGCGAAGTAAGGTTAAAAGAACCAATAGATATATCTGTAGAAAATAGGACTTCTATCATTTATCATGCTATAATAAATGATAATATGGAACTTGAAAAAGATGAGAATATTGTAGATACAATAAATATTTCAATGGGAGATATTTATTATTTTGTAGCTGAATTTACAGAAGATGATATTATTATGGATAATGTTGAGACAGAATGGAGAGTTACTTTAATAGATGAAGAAAATACTTATGATGTTTTAACAAAAGAATATATTGAAAATCTTATTAAAATTATAAAATATGATTATAATACTATTGCTATAAAAGTTGGAAAATCTAAAAAATTATCGGGTAATAGTTTTATATTATCTGTGAAAGATAAAGATGGATATTATACCGCTTCTGTAAAATTGGAGGTGGAATAATATGCAAAGAGATATAAAAGAAATTGAAAGGGTTTTAGACGAATACAGTAATAATGATATTGTTTTAAAAAAACAAATATTAAAAGAAATGTTCGAACAAGACCCTGACTTATTAGAAATCTTAGGGAATTTTGAACCTAGACCTTTAAATAAATATAAAGATGCAGAAAATCCCACTGAAGAAGAACTTCAAAAAAGGCAAGAAATTATGGATTATAATGAATCCATAAAACATGATAAAATAGTCCCTTATTTAAAATTAAATGATACTCAAACGGAAGTAATTAATTATATTGCTTTTGATATTGATGACACTGGAACCAGTTATTATAATGATACTGTTAAAAATCAAGAAATTATAATTATGTGTTTAGTGCATGAAAATAATATGAAAACCGAATATGATGTTGCCAGAACTGACTTATTGGCTTATATTATTACTGATTTATTAAATTGGAGTAATGTATTAGGTTTTCAAATTCATTTAATAGAAAGTAGACCTATGATAATTGATGCAAAGTATTATTGTAGAAGATTAAAATTTTTAGGTACTGTACCTAATGTAAATAAGGGACACATGGGAAGAAATAATAAGTATGACAGATTCAAAATTTAAATTATCTGAATTACAATTATTTTTTGGAGAGCCTTTAGAATATAATGGGATTAAAATGTATCAACCAACTATAGGGGATATTTTAGAATATGATAAAAAATTTGGGGAATCTGAATTTT